CCGTAATTAGGTCTATCGGGGTGTCGCCGTCCTTAAGTTCTTCAATTTGTAACTGCTTCCTGCCCACACAATAGAAGCCGTGTTCTATTTCCTGATTGCCCTCAAAAACTGAATAGGTAGGCATGACAACATCAGGCACCGCTAGAACCTGCCCTTTAATATCTGGTACTCTTTGAAGCGGTCTGGCTTGGTTTGACCTATTCGATAACTGATTGTTTGGAGACTCTTGCTGCCTGTTAACGTTTGTAGGCAATTCAGGCGTAGGGGTGAGTGCAATAATAGCTACGGATATAATTAACGATACAACCAATTGAACCGCGAAAGCCTCTGCCGCTGTTTCTGCTACGTAGTAATTACCCTCTACACCGTTAACTAAGGCGTCTATGTCTGCAGTAATATCATTAGGCCCTGCCATCTCATCACGGTACACAATGAAGGGCTTTTCTGTGCCGTAGTATTCGCCCGCAACATAATCGCCAATAGAGCCATTGAAGGCTATTGGCTTAGGCTGTAACCCTCTGAAAATGTCATCAGGTTTGTAGTGTGTAATACTAATCATTATCTCTAGCCCAGTATTCAACAGTATCGAAACGCCTAGACGCTTCTTTTATGTCCTGATATATAACTTGCTTAGCTTGCCCGTTGGCGTGTAATACCTTGCCATCTTCATAGATACCACAATGTGTTAATAATCGATGCTTCATTATGACAACACAATGCTTAGTAGGTTTTTCGACTTGCTTGAAGCCGTGTTTATTCTCTGAAAATGCCGCTGTAAAGGCTGCTGTAATGGCCCTGTATCCTTCAGCCTTTGGTAAGAACTCGCATACAATATCGCTGTAAATATCAGCGTACACCAAAGAAACAAGCCCCCAGCAATTGACGCCGGTTTTATTCCATAAATCATAAGGCAAGCCTACATAACTATGTAGCATTAAAAGGCCCTCAAAGGTTTGAAGGTGTCATAATCGTATATAATGCCAGTCTTACGCCAGTTTAACTGCGGTACGCCACATTCAATGGTAAAAATGCCTTTCTCTTGATTCACCTTTAGCACTTTAAGGCGGTGTATCTCTGCCTCTGATGTTAAGTCATCAGAAAAATAAGCCCGATAAACTACCAAAATGTCTTCACTGTCATCTAATGGTATGGCTGCAAGCTCATCATCTAGCTGGTTTTCAGGGTCGGCTAAAGTAAAAGCAAAGTTGCTGTCTAGGTCTGCCTTGCGTCGGTTAAGCAAAGGCTCGAAGTTGATGCCGGTGTAATACACCTCTTCAGTGGTGCCATTGGCATTGGTCAAGGTGGCAGTTATTCCCCCAGGTTCGCGTGTAAATAAAAACCGCTCACTAAATAAGCTGTGAGTAATTTCTATTGTGTCAATCTGGTACTGTCCTACAGGGTAAGTAGACAGCATAATTCTTAGCTTTTCTTCAGTCGTCATGCTGGAGGGAACACCGTTGGCATAGTTACAAGTACAAAAGTATCAAGCTCTGAAAATATAGACTCAATATCATCGCCGTATATATCATATAGCTCGCTAAAGCCGCCGCCGTATGGGTCTTCTTGGAACGGTGTGCGCTCCGCCCTTACCGTATAGCTAATTATTCTGCTTGGGTCGTTGGGGCCGCCCTGTGAGACGCTAGAGGGTACTATTTGGCAAGTGTGTTCCTCTAGGCCATTGCCACTATCAAGAATCATAGTGAACTTACCACTGCCGCGCGCTATTTTGTTTACATAGAAATCATTCCAAGCCTGCTGTTTTAATAAGCTGCCAACAATAACAACACTGAAATCAACATACCCGTATTTAGTATCTAGGATAAGCAAAGGAGAGCCACCAGATAACGGCTGCTCAAGTACGTTATTAGGCATGTTCCAGCTATAGCCCTGATTAATAACCGGCTTAATGTTCGATGGAAAGGCAGGTAATGCCATTATAAACGCCTCTCAACTTGTCTAGTCTGGTCTAAGTCACTATTAAACCGTGAATTGGGGTTACGGACTTCATTACTCAATACTTCCTTAACGATAAGTATCATCTCGCCCCTGTCGCCCTGCCTTGTCTCTACTTCGTCAATTCTACCAGATGTCTGATTAATTACTGTAACGTTTGTGGATTGGCCTAATAAGCCCTGTGTATCTTGATTGCTTGCTATCCTTCCGCCCGCGCCAAACTGTACTAATTCAGGGCCTTTCTCGCCTACTAGAAGGTTTTGACCTGCTGAGAATTGGCCGCCTTGCTGTCTAGCCGAAAAGCTACTACTTGATATTGTGCTTATAATGCCCACGAGCTGCGAAGTTATTAGAGCAACATTAGATATTTTTTGAGCCGGTGTAATCGCTGTGCCGTCTGCCGCCGCCTGAGACTGAGCTAGTGCAATATTGTTTATAGCGCTGGCTAGTGCGAACGACTTCTGTACCGCAAATAAAGCCTTGAACACGCCCGACTGTCTGCCTGCGAATTCACCCGCTACATCTGCAAGGGTGCCGAAAAGCTCTTCATTAGCTGCGAGCGTAGATGCCCGCTCTTGGTCTAATATGTCCTGCCGCTGTCTTGCGGCGTCATCAATTATTTGAGTTTTAGCGGTTTCGAACTCATCAACTCTTCCAAGCTCTATTAAATTGAAGCTTTCAAGGGTGTCGATCCTCTCTTGCTGCTGGGTCTTTATTAGCTCAAGTCTGCTCATGCCTAGTTTTTCAAGCTGGGCTAAAAAGGCTGTTGGGTCGCTTATTGTTGCGTCGGCGTCTACTGTGTTGCTTAGTCCGCCCTTTGTGCCTTGCTCTCTGCCCTGCTCAAAGGTTCTTCTAGCTTCGTCGAGGTTGTTGTTTTGCTCTAGCAGTCTAGCAATAGTCGCTTCTAGGTCGTCCGCTTCACCCTGCAGCCTTTCTATAGCACCGCCTATTAATGCCTGCCCTCGCTGCCTTGGGCCTGCTAACCTTTCTCTAAGCTTTGCAATTTCTTCATTAACGCCGAAAAGCCTGTTTTGTGCTACGCCTAAGTCTGTGAGATTCTTTGAGTTAACAAATACATTGATAAAATCAACGACGGCCTGTGTAGCTTGAGGTACTAGCCTTATGGTTTCCTTGAATAGCTCATCAAGAGTTGGCGCTAATGCTGCGGATATAGATGTGGCGGCCTTTCCTGATTGCGTCTCTAGTAGTTTAAACGTCTCTGCAAGCTCGGCTAGGCTTTGCTTTTCTGCGCCCGTAATCTTTATAGCTTCCGATACTGCTCTATATTTTGAGGCTAAACTATCGAGCTTCGCGCCCTCGTCTTCTAGCAGGGGAATTAATAAGGTTGTATCTGATGCAATAGACTCTAGAAAGAAGCTTTGTTCTTCCATGCTTATATTAGCTTCGTCCATCGCATTTTTAACGCGCTGCAATACTTCGGGGCCTGATAGGTTTTGCAATTCGTTAGCAGTAACTCCAACTAGAGGCGCAACCTCTTCAAAGAAGTCCTTAAAACCACCGCCACCAGTAGCTATGAACTCGCCCAATTTTTCGTTGGTGTCTTTTGAGATGTCGGCTAACTTCTCCGCACTTATGCCCACGGTATCTGTGGCAAAGGCCAAAGCTGCAAAGTCTGCCGCTGATGTGCCGGCTACGTTTGCCAGTGCTTGTAGCTCTCTTTGTGATTCTGCAGACCTGATTGCTATAGCTGCAATTGCAATAGTAGCCGCTGATGCCGCCGCCCCAACTGCCGCCAAAGCTTTTGGGGCCTTCTTTAGAATAGCGCCAAGTTTCTTAGTGGCTCGCTCTGACTTTCCAGCTTCCTTAGCAAATTTGTCTAACTCACCCGCCGCCTTTTTAGCGCCTTTGGTTTCGACTCTTGCGACTAGTCTTGCTTCAGCCATACATAGAACCCGCGTAAATATTATCTATCTTAAGTAGTGCCTCACACTGCCAAGAACAAAGGTTAATGCTCATACAGTCCTGAAAGGCTTTCAAATCATTATAAGTGATTTTCTCTAAGCTTGCAGACTTCAGCGACCAGTAGTAATCCAGCATAAAAATAATGGACTCTTCAGGCTCTTCAAACTCTAGCTTTTGGGGCTTTTCGCCGCTCATATCCCACACCCTTACAAGGTGCTGATACTCTGTGCCTGTATTGTTTCCTTTTCCATCTCTTACCGGCTTTAGTAGCGGAAATAAAGCCTTACAGTAATCAATCAGGCTAGCTACTTTTTTTCTACGTAATTCCGGTCGTTGCTGATAAAGGCGTCTACAGCTTGGGCTATTTGTGGGTACTCATAAAGGAAAGCTTCGGCATTTTCCGGTGTACATTCGCCGTACTCTTCAGGTACAGACCACTCGGTTATAGCTGCCGCGCACATTTGAGCGTGAAACATAGCCTTTTGATTCTTGTAATCACCGCCCACAACAGACTCGGCAACCTTTTGTTGTACAAGTGATTTATTAAAGTGGTATTCATCAGAATAGACAGACGCCAACATAAGGTAAAAGTCGCCTTCATCAGCATCGATAATGAACTTCTGCCCTGCATTAGCCTGGCTTCTTTTCAGGTAATTTTTCATGTGCGCGCCTATATGCGCCTAATTGAATTGGCGGGCTGCCCTGCTAGGCGCTAACCTGACAGCCCTCACGTATTAAAACGCTGCCAAACTGGTTAAGGTGTGGCTAAGCGCTGGACAACTAGAGATGATTCGCCGCTAGTGCCTGCTAATGCTTGTGCGTCTAGGCTTTGAGTAATTGAACCCTCGCCTGCTACGTCTGGTGCGCCTGTGGTATAGACTACGCGATTATAGCTAAATGACAATGCGCCGTCCGTACCGTCTAGGATAAGCACAACACTGGTTTCTGTCTCATTAACAAACTTGCTCAATAGAGTGGAATTCTCAAAGAAAGTTGATAGAGATAGTGTGCTGTTTGCTCTGCCTTGCTCAATAAAAGATGTGCTATTAGAGCCAATCTCGAATTGTGCTGAAGCGCCGTTGTCTAAGGTATTGGTAAGGCCTGTTACAAACGCTAGTAATGCGCCTGCTTCAATGATTCGCCCGTCAACAGAAGCGTAAGGCTCTGTTTTAATCGCTGCAGGGAATGTAGAACCCGCTGGCAAGCCTTCGTCTGGTGCGTATGTGCGACCAATAGTATTAAGCGTACCCGTCACAAGTGCGTTAACTGCTACATCAAAAGAATAGCCCGAAATTTCTACGCCGCGTGTAACGTGATACTCACCTGCGCCCGCGTCTGCGTCTGCAAAGTGGGTTAGAATGC